ACGGCGGCGGGTCCGGGATCCCGCGATCGAACCCAGCCTCAAAGGCGCGGCGGGCGAGGTCGTCATTGCTGACGGCGGCGACGAAGCGGCGCCACTCGTCGCGAGCGAGATACGGGTCCACGCCCAGGTCGATACCGATCTCGCGGTCGCGAGGCTCGGCGACGTCCAGGTCGGGACAAAGGCCGGGATACTCCATCGCGTGGAACTGGCCGATGCGAGCGATGCGGCGGAGGGCGATCCATCGGGTGAGGGTCTGCATCATCTTCTCCTTCGTTCGTGGCGGCTCTTCGGCTCCGCTTCTCCACATCCTCGCAGTGGACCGGCCCGACGTTCGGACTTGGGGAGTTTTGCGGCGATCCCCACGCCGCCCCGGTTAGGACCGATCGATGGTGTGGTAGCAAAGCCAGATGTTGTGCCGTTTAGCGATCTCGACGACGAGCGCCATGATGGCCGGGAGATCACCGGGTCCGTCTTCGTCCATGTCCTCGAAGGACGAGTGCGCCGCGATGACCTCGGTGGACCGGATCTCCGAGACGAGCGTCGTGACGCGGTCGCATAGGGTCGCGAGGTCGGTATTCACGCTGGCGTTCTTCTTCTTCGCCGCATCGCGGGCATCGAGGAACTTCACCCGATACGCCTCGCGGCCCATCGTCAGCGCCTCGATCCGGTCGTCCTTCTCGGCAACCTGAATATTCAACTTGGCCGCAGCCTTGTAGCGTTGATCAAACAGATCGAGATCCTCGACATGCTGCCTGGTCAACTCGTGGATCTTCGCGACCAGTTCGGCCTTCGTCATCTTCATCAGCTTGTTCTTCATCATCTTCTCCTTCGGGTTTTGGCTTTCGCCGTGCTTCTCCATACCCAGAATTATACACACATCTATATACAAAGGGGAAACAATCGACACGAAACAGGGAAAAACTTTTCGATGACCCGTGGAGGATCTTCGTGGTTGATCTATATAGATTCGGAGGCGTATGATCCGAGACATCCACCCACCCGAAAGGCCCCCATGTTCCAGCACAACGTCCTCCGAACCCGAGCCCTCGAACTCGGACTCCGCCAAGACGACATAGCCCGCGAGGCCCAGGTCACTCAGCCGACCGTCTCGCGAATGTTCCGACCAGATGTCGGCGTCCAGGCCGGTCCGCTCCTTCGCGTCGTCGATGTGATCAACCGCGAGGGCGGCGGGATCACGCTGACGGACCTGATCGAACAATTCGCAGAAACGGGCAATCGGGTCGGTGAGTAGCGCGGGCTGGATTCGCTGGCAATCCACCTACGATCAGCACCCCGACGTCGTCGCGGCCGGATGGGAAGGCGCCGTCGTCTTCGAGCGCGTTTGTCGGCTGACGAAGCTGCACGGCGACCGGGACACGCTCGCGGCGAAGTTCTGGCGGGCCGCGTGGATCTCGCGGATCACCGGCGTCCCCGAGGAAGTCGTCGAGACCGGAATGGCGGCGATCGTCGAGGCCGGGCTCGTGGTCGAGACGGACCACGGGATCGAGATCCCCGGTTGGCGTCGATTCCAGCCGGACCCGAACAAGGCCGACCGGCAGAAGAGGTGGCGTGAGAAGACGAACGAGACGGAAGTAGACGGAAGTAGACGTCTACACGCGTTACGAGACGCCGGAGACGACGACGGGACAGGACAGGACTTAACGATACAAGACAATAAGACAGGGAGAAAACGCGACAAGCCGCGTTCTTCGCCGACGAAGACGTCGTCGGGAGATGTCGATTGGAAGGCGCGAAAGAATGCCGCCCTCGCGAAGATCGCGAACCGCGACCAGGGTCTCGACTACTTCGCCCGCGAACTCGTCCGGATTAAATGCGAGGAGAACAAGTCCGGCACGATGGCCGACTCGCGGATCGTGCGCGACCTTCTCGACCCGTTGGTGTCGAAGATGGAGACGCACCCGCAGATCGCGGCGGCGGCATGGGTCCACGGGTTCGAGGTCGCGGTCCGTGCTGGGGCGCCAAATCCGAATTACGTCTTCAAGGCGGCGCAAGGCTACCGGCCGCCGGAGCGTCGATTGACGGAGACACGATACGACCGCCGCGAAGAATCCACGGTCGCCGATCCGGAGATCCGTGGACTCCTCGCAAAATTGACAGGAGGACCCGATGATGATTCCTGATAAAATCCGCAAAGGGCTCGCGAAGTGCGCGAAGCTCGACGAGGAACGACCGCACTCGAAACTCCGCGTCGAGAAGAGCGTGTGCCCGCTTTGTCGAGGTGCAGGTCACGTTCACTGGCCGCGCTTCGATGGGCAACAGATCCTCCGCTCGGCGGTGCTGATTTGCGACCATCGCGAGTGCAACGCCGAAGACGGGCGGCGCGAAATCGTCGAGACTTACCGGCGCCTTGCCTCGACCGTTGACCGACCAGGCATCTCCGCAAGCGACCGCGCCGAGGTCCGCGCCCAACTCGACAAGCTCGCGCCCCGGATGTCGAGTCGGCCGGAGATGGGTCCGCGCCTATCCGACTCGATGATGTTCCGCGCTACGCACTGGGCGCGATGGGTCCGCCGGACCGCCGACGTTCTCGGTGTTCCGATGGTCGTCACGGTGGACGAACTCGTCGACGCGCTGGAGGAGTCGCGATGGCGTCCATATCCGACCGTCGAGGATGTCGAGCGTCTTGTGTTCGCGATCGGCGAGGGTCCGGACTGGGGCACGGAGGTGGAGCGATGAGGAATGGAGAATATGGAGGATTTCTTGAAAAGAAGAGCCAGCTAGGAGGGAACCACGGATTCGCGCCGAATTGGGAACCGTCGTTTCTCTTCGATTTCCAGCAGGATCTAGTGACGTGGGCGATCCGGCGAGGGCGTGCGGCAATTTTCGCAGATTGCGGATTAGGAAAGACGCCGATGCAGCTTGTATGGGCGGAGAATGTGCGCCGACATACGGGCGGCGACGTTCTAATCTTGACGCCGCTGGCGGTCGCGCATCAGACGCTTCGAGAGTCGGAGAAATTCGGCATAGATTGCGACCGCGCTGGACCTGGGCGTCAAGGGATCACGGTCACGAACTACGAGCAACTCCACAAACTCAACGCGAACGACTACGCAGGAGTCGTATGTGACGAATCGAGCATCCTGAAAAACTTCAGCGGAAAGCGCCGGGCCGAGATTACGTCGTTTATGCGAAAGATGCGATATCGGCTCCTATGCACCGCGACCGCTGCGCCGAATGATTATCACGAACTCGGCACCAGTTCCGAAGCACTCGGCGAACTCGGATATACGGATATGCTCGGGAAGTTCTTCAAGAACGACCAGGGGAATATCGCGACGGGTCGGCAATGGGGCGGAGTGGCAAAATGGCGACTCAAAGGCCACGCTGAGGAGCCTTTTTGGCGGTGGGTGTGTTCATGGGCGCGAGCGGTGCGACGTCCGTCGGATCTCGGGTATAGCGATGAACGCTTCGCGCTTCCGCCGCTTCACGTCAACGAGAATATCGTTCACGATGTCGCGCCGATGGAGGGGCATTTATTCCATGTTCCCGCTCGTGGATTGGATGAACAGAGGAAAGAGCAGCGCGAAACGATCGAGGAACGATGCGCCAAGGTTGCCGAACTTGTCGATCATTCAGATCCGGCGGTCGCGTGGTGTCATTACAACGCCGAAGGCGATCTACTGGAGAGGCTCATTCCTGACGCCGTTCAGGTGAGCGGGTCCGATACAGACGAGGCGAAAGAGGAGAAGTTTCTAGGATTCGCCGAAGGTCGATATCGCGTGATGGTCACGAAGCCGAAGATCGGCGCGTTCGGCCTGAATTGGCAGCACTGCGCTCATCACACCTATTTCCCGAGTCACAGTTTCGAGCAGTGGTATCAGGCGGTCCGGAGATCGTGGCGATTTGGCCAGGACCGGCCCGTGACGGTAGATATCGTCACCACACCGAGCGGCGAGGGCGTCCTCCAGAACTTGAAACAAAAGGCAGACGCGGCCGATCTCATGTTCGATCGACTCGTCGGGCATATGCGGGATCAGCTATCGATCGATCGGGGGAGTTATTCACCTGGGAATAAATTGGAGATGCCGACATGGATCTAATCATGGATCAACGAGTGACAGACGATTATGCGATATATCGCGGCGATTGCTGCGAGGTGATGCCGGGCCTTCCGTCTGGAAGCGTCCACCTTTCGATATATTCGCCCCCATTCGCTGGACTGTATCAATACTCGTCGAGCGAGCGTGACATGTCGAATTGTGCCGGGTATGACGAGTTCTTTGAGCATTACGAATTTGTCGTTCGTGACTTATATCGTCTTACGATGCCGGGGCGGATGACCGCCGTCCATTGCATGGATGTCCCGAGTGGGAATACGGGCTGCGATAGCCTAATAGATTTTCCCGGCGACATTATTCGGCTCCATCAGAAAATAGGATTCCGTTACGCGGCCCGATATTCTGTATGGAAAGAGCCGCTGGGGGTCCGGAATAGGACGATGATGAAGAGCCTCGCGCACAAGTCAATCGTCGACGATTCCAGCCGATGCTCAAACGCGAGCGCGGATTACCTGCTCGTCTTCCGTCGCGGTGGAACGAACCCAGTCCCAATAGCGCATCCGACCGGGCTCCATGAATATGCGGGTGCGAGAGAGATGCCCGAGGAATACGCAGCGTTTGAAGGATATGACGGCGACCAAAAAATGAACCGGTTCTCTCATTGGATCTGGCGTCAATATGCGTCGGCATTCTGGGACGATGTTCGATTGGACCGCGTGCTTCCATTCAAGGAAGCTCGGGGCGAAGATGACGAGAAACACGTTCACCCGCTACAGCTAGACGTTATCGAACGATGCCTAACTTTGTGGAGCAATCCGGGCGAGACCGTCATCACGCCGTTTATGGGAGTCGGGTCTGAAGTATATAGCGCCGTGATGAATGGACGGCGCGGAATTGGGATAGAACTCAAGGACACATACTTCCGCCAAGCGATCCGAAATATGGAGAGCATCCGACATTCAGAGTCGAAACAGATGACTCTCGAATCAATGATCCATGCAGCGGACACAATCAACGGCTCGAGCCTCGTCGCAGAAATTGAGGCGGAGCGATGACGACGAAGAAATGGACGACCGAGGACCGAATGCAGATTCTCGCCTCGGTCCGGGGTGGGAACTTCCGAGGCATGGAGTTGGTCGCACTCGCTCAAATCATCGGACTCGACGTCGGCAAGAATCCCGACGGAGTGAGAGAGCACGAATTCATCGAAGCGATCGAGCGGTGGGCGCTCCCGAATGGACCGGATGATGCCTGATCGGCGGCTGACCGTCGGCTCTCTCTTCTCGGGGATCGGCGGTCTCGACCTCGGCCTGGAGTGGCTCGGTTTCGAGGTCCGCTGGCAGGTCGAGATCGATCCGTTCTGTCAGAAAGTTCTCGCGCACCATTGGCCCGACGTTAGGAGATTCGACGATGTCAAAACGATCGACCCCACCGACCTCGAGGCGGTCGACGTCCTCGTCGGCGGGTATCCCTGCCAACCCTTCAGTTACTCCGGCAACCGCCAGGGCGAAAACGACCCGAGGCACCTCTGGCCCGATGTCGTCCGAATCCTACGCGCTATACGACCCCGCTACGCGCTCTTTGAAAACGTGCCAGGTCACCTTTCCTTGGGATTCGACCGAGTTCTCTGTGACCTTCACGAGAGCGGGTTCGATGCGGAATGGGATCATATCCCGGCGGCCGCCGTCGGCGCCCCTCACCGTCGGGATCGGCTTTTCATCATTGCCACCAGGCACGGCGATGTGGCCAACGCCGAAGGCGAGCGAGGCCCATTTCGGCATCAGGGGACCGAACGCGCAAGGGGGACCGGGACTTTCGGAGGTGGTCCAGATGTGGCCGACGCCGACGGTCTCGGAGGCGACCAGGCGGCACGGATATCAGACGGCGAACGGCCGCGACTATCCAACATTGACGGGCGCAGTGGGAGCAGCTCCGGCCCGCAGCGGGAAGATGTGGCCGACGCCGACGGCGCGGGACTGGAAGGACGGATCGGCAAAATCGTGCCAGAATGTCCCCGTGAACAGTCTGCTAGGCCGGGAGATCCATGTTCGAGATCAACGCACGGGGAAGGCGCTTGGCTCCCTGAGCCCTGTTTGGGTGTGCTGGCTAATGGGATTCCCGGTGCGCTGGCTGCACTTGAGCGAGGAGGCGACGGCTTCGGAGATCGACCGATACCGCGAGTGGTACGCGGATGTCCTGAACGAGTCGCCAAGCTCCGAGCCCTCGGAAACGCCGTCGTTCCCCAGGTCGCCTACCGGGCCGGAAGGCGGATCGTAGAGATCGAACGCGAAAGGGTAGAACGATGACCGACAAGCGAATCACCGGCGGATCGAATCACCGCGTCGGCGGGAAGGCCCGAGCCGGACGTCTCTCAAAGCGGAGGCGGAAGCACCTGCGGAAGAAGCGGAAGGCACGCGATCGGAGGGTGGACGGATGACACCAGACGAGATGCTTGCTCGACAGGTGGATATGCTTCAACGACTCTTCAATGGGGATGCGAATGCGCCGGACGAGATTCGAGCGGAAATTGAACGCATGAAGCAGATGAGAAAGGAAGAGGACGATGCCGCAACTGAAGAATGAACCATCACAAGGCGGGAGCAACCTAAAGGACGCGGCAGCAGTCTGGCTTGCCAAGGGCAGCCTGATCGCCATCGTTGTTCTGGTCTGCATCATGGTGTTCAGTAGCCTCTACGTAGACGGAGATTCAATTGGAATCCTCAGCGCAATGATCACCGCAGTCGTGGGCGCTTTGTGTCTCTGCCTCCAAAGCATGACCGGGGCAGACACCGAGGACCCGATGTCCATGGTTGCGCGAGAACTGATCGACAACTTGAAGCGAGTCGAGGAGCGGCAGTCGATCGTGGCGCAGCAACTTATCGAGAACCTGAAGAAGTCGGAGGAGAGAAGTTCAACAGTCGCCCAGGAACTCATCACCCACATCCAGGCACCGCGCTCGATCAGCGTGGACGGGAAGGGCGTGTCTCTTGTAGACGGGACGACCGAGACGAGGGTGGGCGAATAGATGGGCGGCAAGGCGTCCCGCCGCAAAGGGCACGACTTCGAGCGTTATCTGATTCGCTTGTTCAAGAAAGCATTCCCTGATTCTCCCGTCACGATCCTGCGGGGACTCCAGGCTGCCCGGTCCTTCGAGCCCGACGTGCGCCTTGGCCGATTCTGGATCGAAGCGAAGGTCGGCGCCCGGCCTCGTCCGCTGGCGGCGATGAAGCAAGCGCAGTTTGCGGCCTCCATGGACGGACTGGTCGGAGACATTCCCGTCGCCGTCATCAAAGAGGACTACGTGAAGGACTCGGTGGTCGTTATGAAGATGGCCGACTGGATCCAGCTCGTCCAGGATGCCGGAGGGCCGAAACCAGAAAACGCAGGGCAAGAGGTGAATCCCTGGCAGCCGCTGCCCGGCTATCATCGGGCGCCCTGCGAGGAGTGTGGCAACGATCCGGATGCGAAAGGATGAGCCGAACACCCGCGTCCCGATTGCGTGCCGGGCTGATTCTGCGACGCGCATCGGTGGATCCCGTCGGCTATTGCTGCCCGTTCAGGATGGAAACGCCGACCGGACCGTCGACGCTTGACCGGCTATCGGACGCCGCGATCTTCGATGATGGAATGGTCGACGTGCTACGGTTCCCGCATGGCGAAGAACGAGAAGAAGAAGACCGGCCGACCGACGAAACTTGACGACGAGATCCGCAAGCAGGCCGAGATGATGGCCCAGCTTGGCTTCGTCGATCGCTCCATCGCGCAGTTCGTCGGCGTCCATCCGTCCACGGTCCTCCGATGGAAGGAGCGGGACAAGGATTTCGCAACGTCCCTCGATATGGCCCGAGCGAAAGGCGCCGCGACCGTGATGGCGGAACTCCACAAGCAGATCCGCGCCGGGTCCACGAGGGCGACGATCTTCTGGCTTCGGTCCCGGTGCAAGATGGAGTTCGGCGACCAGAATCCATACGCGAATCCGGACCAGCAGAAGGTGATCGTCGAGGTTCGAGACAGGACCGTCGAGCAGGAGGTCGCCGTGAACGGGACCTCGAACGGATCGGTCAATGGCCGACACTAGCGGAACGTCCACGATCGGATACGACGCCTTCCCGGCCCAGGCCGCGTTTCATCGGTCGACCGCTCCGCGCAAGGCGTTCATCGGTGGATATGGAGCGGGAAAGACCTGGGCGGCGTGCTGGGAAGCGATCTACTTATCCGCCGCCAACGCCGGGACCGGGACCGTCGGGGCGATCATTTCGCCGACGTATCGGATGATGTCGGACACGACCTACAGGACGATGATCGAGATCCTCGAGGCGAACGACATCCCATTCGAGGAGATCCGGTCCGCCTGGAAGATCCGCCTTCCGTGGTTCGGCGCCGAGATCATATTCCGATCCGGCGAGGACGCTCGGAAGCTGAAGGGTCTGAACCTCGCGTGGGCCATTCTCGACGAGGCCGCGCTGATGGATTACTCGGTGTTCCAGGTCGCGCTCTCCCGCGTCCGTGATCCGAACGCCCGGCGCCACGGGCTCGCGATCACGACGACGCCGGAAGGATTCAACTGGGTATGGAACACGTTCGGCAAGGGTGACCGCGACGACTACGAGGTCTTTCGGGCGCCGACCTCCGAGAACGTCACGCTACCGGACGAGTTCGTCGCGTCCCTCGAAGCGGACTACGACGCCGACCAGCAACGCGCATACCTGCTCGGCGAGTTCGTCGACCTTCACCGGGGCCAGGTCTACACCGGGTTCGACCGGGACCGACACGTCGAGGAGTTCGAGTTCGCTCCACCAGGTCCGCTCGTCCACGCTTGGGACTTCAACGTAGACCCGGCTTGCACGCTGATCGGGTGGTTCGACGGTCGTCGGTTCTGGATCCACGACGAGATCACGATCTCCGGCGGCAGTGATACGCCCGAGGTCGCGGCCGAGTTCGTCCGGCGCTTCGGCCACTGGGAGGGCGACGTGTTAGTCTACGGCGACGCGGCGGGGTCGAGCCGATCGACGAAGGCGGCGGTCTCCGATTATCGTCTGATCGACGAGGTCTTCCGGCCCGCGTTCGGGACACGGTTCCTCGGGTCCGACGTGCCGAAGGCGAACCCGCCGATCGTGGACCGGATCAACGCGGTCAATCGAGAGCTACGCGAGGACCGGGTCGTGATCCACCCGCAATGCAAACGACTGCTCGACGACCTGGCGCGGGTCGCGTGGAAGGACGGGTCCCGCATCATCGACAAGACCGGCGACCGGAACCTCACTCACGCCTCCGACGCCATCGGCTATTGGATCCACCGCGAGGCACCGGTCCGAGGACCTCGAACCCAGGATCGGATCGCTGACGTCCTCGGTGTCGCGGGCGGCTCCAGGTTCGCCGGGATGACGATGTGAACAAATTGTGTATCATGCCCGCGAACCCGTCGACGATCAGGAGTCCTAGATGCCGATGACCACCGGCCGCGCTAAAGGTGCGCCCTACCGCGTCCTTGATTCGTATGGAATCCTCACAGGCGCGGACTACCAGGACTCGCTCGGTCAGTGGGATGGCGACGCGAAGTATGACCGATTTAGACAAATCTGGTTATCGGACAGCGAGGCCGCCGCCACCCTCGCGCTAATCGAGTGGCCCTATCTCTCGGCGACGTGGACGGTCGAGGGTGACGACGACCGGGCGGTCGAGTTCATTCAGTCCTGCGTCTTCGATCCGATGCACCCGCAGGCGCTCCCGTGGCGGCAGTTGCTACAGGAGATCCTTTACTATCGGCGGCTCGGAAACATGCTCTTCGAGCGGGTCTGGTTCAAGCGACCGGACGGGCTCGTCGGGTCCTACCTGTCGCCGCGCCCGCCGGAGTCGATCTGGCAATGGAACATCGACGGCATCCGGATCTCCTCCGTCGTCCAGCAGTTCTATTCCGACGAGGGCAAGTGGACCCAGTCCGCCCCGATCGAGGCGAAGGATCTCCTACATTTTGTCTACAACCAGGAAGCGAATAACGTCGAAGGGACATCGATCCTCCGATCCTGCTGGGGTGACTTCTACTCGAAGATGGAAGCGCGGAACATTCGGAACGTCCTCCTCGAACGCTCCGGCGGCGTGCTGAAGATGGTCCGCAAAGACGGCCGAATCTCGAAAGGCGAGGACGACGACGCGGTTCAAACGGCCCGCGACTACCTCGCGCACCAGAAAAACTACATCATCGAGTCGGACGCCTACGGGGTGGAGTGGCAACCGACCGGGATGGCGGACGCGATCGGGAAGGCGCAAGAGGTCGTCGAGTATGCCGACCAGTCCTATCGTCGCAGGATCCTCGCCGACTTCATGAACATCGGCCGCCAGCAATCCGGCAGCCGAGCGGTCGCCTCGGTCCAGGAGTCGCCGTTCTGGGCCTCGATGGTCGGCGACGCGCTCTACATCACCGGGAAGCTACGGACCGAATGGTTCGCGCCGATGGTCCGGGCGAACTTCGGCGAGGGCGTCGACGTCCCGCGTCTCTCCTTCACCGACCTCCGGGCGAAGGATGGGTCGACCGAACTCGATCCGCTCTTCCAAGCGATCAGCGCTGGGAGTATCCACAAGACGCCCGAACTCGAACGCTACATTCTGCGCCGAGCCGGGGCGCCCGAGGTCGCCGTCGAGGCCGTCCAGACAGACGAAAGCGCGACGACTTCGGCCGGTTCGATGTCGAAAGAACTCGTCGACGCTGCCCTTTCGATTCTCGAACGTCGGACGCTGGGCTCGATCACGACCGGCCAGGCGCGGGTCCTCCTGGAATCGCTCGGAATGCCGGACGACCGGATCGCGTCGATGCTCGAAGGCGAGGAGGCCCGATCCGCGCCCGCTCCACAGCGCGAAGAGGCTCGCGAGGAAGACGTCGAGGTCGAGGCGCCCGAGGAGGAGGAGGCGCCGCTCTCGTTCGCTTTCGTGGTGGACGCCAAAAGCCCAAAAGCATCAGAGGGCCGATTTTGGCGACAGCCGACGCCGTTGGAAATGATCGTCAACTTGCAGCAAATGGCGATCGACTGGGATCAGGCGGACGGTAGCGCGAGGGCACTTCTGGAACAGTTCCGGGACAAGGTGATCGCCGACACGCTGGACCGTTCGAGAAAGGCACTTGCGAAGAATCGCCCGCTAACGAAGCAGGAGATCGAACGCTTGGCCAAGCAAACGAAATACGTCGACGAGTTCACCAGGAAACTGTCCGCGCTCGGAAACGCCGAGATCCAAAGAGGACGCCGCGAGGTGAAGGGCGAACTTGCCAGGCTCCGCGCCGAAGGGCGTGGTCCAGTGACGCCTCGAGCGCCCAACGCGCCGAAGACCGGCGGCTTCAATCCGATCACGACCGAGGCCGAAACAAAAAGATATCTGCGATCCTTGGCACAGCAGACGATCCGGAAGACCGTCGATCAAATAACAGGGGCGGCGGTGGACGAGGTCGTCGGACAAGCTGGGACCGCGATTCCCAATTTGCAGGCGGTTGGCGATACGATGACCCGAATGAGCAAAGGGCCGATGTTCGCCGGAGCCCGTCGAGTCGTCGCGACTGGATTTGATAATGGAAGAGGCATCGAAGCAAAAAGCCAGGGTCTCCAAATTGCGACATATTCCACGCTTCTCGACGACCGGGTATGCAGCGCCTGCGCTCCCCTGGACGGCGAGGATTTCGTTGTCGGGAGCGTAGAGTATGATCGAAACAAGCCACCGAACTCGGACTGTTTGTCGGCCCAGGCGGGCCAGGGTTCAAATCAGTGCCGGTGCTTCTACGTGTATTCGTGGGAGACCGAACTAGCCACGGAGGAGTAGACATGCCAGGTGGAAGCCCATTCCAACGACGATACACGCAGACCGGTCACACGCTCGCAGCTGGGACCAAGACCTACGTCTGGCCGAGCGAGTCCGACACGAACGGGACGCTTCAGAAGGCCCTCTACTCGCGGTATTGCGGCATGACCGTAAAAGTTTTCAACAGCGGCGGAAGCAATGCAATCACCGCGAGCACCATTGACGCTTCCGAGGACGGCACGAACTGGTTGACGATCCTCAACAATACGCTGACTCCGGCCGCGAACACGGTCGCGTATGAGGTACTTGACCGCGCCACGCATGGCTCTCCGAAGTACCTACGAATTACCCTCACCAGCAGCAGCGGAACGACGGTCACGACCGACGTTTTCGCTACCGAAATGTAGGAGGCCGATATGGCAACGACAGTTCGAGTCGTCGACTATCTTACGATCGACGCCGCCAGCACGCCGAGCGGGGCGGATGAATGGCAGCCCGTCGGGAATTACTCGTATATGAATGTGCGTTACAAGGTCTCGACGCCCGCCGGGACGGACCCCGGTCTCGTCTGTTACGTCGAGTTCACCGACGACAACCAGGCGACGAGCGGCACGAAGGCGCTCGCGTCCGAGATCGATTTCTTCGACAAGGCCGACGAGGTGATCGTCCCCGGCATCCCGGTCGGCGGCGCATATGCTCGGGTCAATCGCACGCTCGCCGGGTCCGGTTCGCCCTCTTACATCCTCTCCGTCACCGCAACGCTATGGTAGGCACCGATGGCCCTCGACATCCAGGTCGGCGCGATCCGCGAACTCACGGCGGCGGCGAAACTTCTCGAAGTCTGGGACGTCTCCGGATACGACGAGGTCCGAATCGTCGTCGACAACATCGGCGGCTCGGGGAATGTCTTGACTGCGAAGATCGAGGCGACGGTCGACGCTGGCCTGGATCCGGATATGGATCAGTCCGCCGGGTGGATCCAGATCGCGAGTCGAGACGACTTCGCGCCATCGAAGCAGATCGCATTCAACGATGGAGCCTCGATGGTCCTCTCGCCCGTTCTCTGGGCGAAGGTCCGCGTCTCCGCGACGAAGGTCACAGCATCACCAGCGATCGACGCGGCAGCCCGTGCTACGCTCGTCGGCGTCCCCAGGAGTTGATTTTATGCCGTATCTGAAACCGGAAGACATCCCCGACAACGTCCGCGAACTCGACGAGGACGCCCAGTCTGAATGGGTCGCAGTCTGGAACGAGGTCTACGACGCCGCCATCGAAGACGGTGACGATACCGACGAGGCGGAGCGGAAGGCGTTCGCGGCCGCCAATGCGACGCTCGAAGAGGACGACGGCGGCGACGAGGAGGAGGAAACGATGTCCTTCCCGATCGCCTGCCAGGACGACGCGACCGAATCCTGGATCCAAATCGCAAAGGCGGGCGAGTTCCAGCACTGGTCCGGCAAGAAACTCGACCTGAGCCGCAAGATGTTCGAGTCGTTCGCCGCGAACCTCGCCGCCGCCGGTGGAGAGATCCCGGTGAACCTCCTCCATCCGGATCTCCGAGCGACCCAAGGGCAGACCGTTCCCGCGACGGACTTCCGCGCCGTCGGCCGGATCGTCGAACTTCGACACGACGAGGACAAGCTCGAAGCCCGAGTTCTCTGGACCGACGAAGGGCGCGACCTCGTCCGCTCCGGGTCCTTCCGACATATCTCGCCGGAGATCGCATTGAAATACCGCACCGACGAAGGGCGCCAAATTGGTCCCACGCTCGTCGGCGCCGCACTGACGAATCGACCGTTCCTTCGTGGAATGGCCGCACTCGCAGCAACCCAGCAGGCCGCGAACATCGCGGAGGAGGACGAAATGAAAGAGAAGACGCTGGCCCTCGTGGCCGACAAGCTCGGTGTAGAGCCCGGTGACGAAACCGCTCTCCTCACCGCACTGGACGAAAAGATCGACGCCGCGACAACGGTGATCGGCACCGAGACCGAGGCCAAGGGTCTCCGCGATGAACTCGCCCGAACGACGAAGCGCGTCATCGAACTCGAGGGCCGCGAGGCAATCCGCGAGGCGACGACCTTCGTCAACGGTCTCATGGAGGACGGCAAGATCGTCCCGGCCCAGCGCGAGACCGCGACCAAATTGGCGCTCGCCGATCTCGACCAGGCGCGTGAATTTTTCCGCGACGCGGAGCCCGTGATCTCCTTCGAGGAGAAGGGCGTTCCCGCAGGCGGCGGCAGCCGGGAATCGATCCCGGCCGACGAATTGGACAAACGAGCCAAGAAGGCGATGAGCGAAAAGGATGGGCTGACCTACGCCGCCGCGTGCGACCAGGTGATGGCCGACGATCCCTCGCTGGCTTCCGCTTATCTCGGGCTCTAGGAGTTATCGATGTCTGTATCAGGAAGCGAGATCGACGTCAGCTTTGAAGCGACGGCGACACTTGCGACTTCGCAGTATTTGGCGGTGAAGCTCGACGCCTCGAATCCGTTCAAGGTGGTCATTGCTGACGCGAATGCGAAGGTCGTTGGTATTTTGCAGAACAAGCCCGCCGCCGGAGAGACCGCCATCGTGCGGGTCGCCGGGGTGAGCAAGCACGTGATGGGCGAGGCGTCGATGACGCCTGGTGATCTCGTCACCGCGACATCCGCAGGCAAGGGTGAGCAGGTCGACGCTGCCGGAGAGTTCTCCTACGGGATGCTCCTCTCGAACGCCGACGCCGATGACGTTGCTTCCATCCTCGTTTACCAATCCATCGCCCATGCGTCTGACGCTTAGGAGATATGAATAATGCCTCTCTACAAGAGTGACGTTCACATCGACCAAGCGCTCACCAACATGGCGCTTGGATATTCTCAACCCGGATTCGTCGCGGATGCGCTGTTCCCTGAACTTCGCGTCCAAAAGGATTCCGACAAATACTTCGTGTTCGGCACCGTCGGAGGCCGTGAGGTCTTCGGATTCGGCAACGAGCCCGAGGCCGCATTCGCCTGGGAAGACGGAAGCGACTTCAACGTGCTGACGGACGGACGGACGACTCAGAGCTACAGCTGCATCCAGTATGCCGCCGCAGCGACGATCACCGAATCCGAACTCCGGAATCAGGACGCCCCGCTGAACGCCTTCCGAGATCACGCGAATTTCATCACCGAAAGGTTGAAGTTGACTCGCGAGATCATGGCGGCGACAAAGGCGCGGACTCAGGGGAACTACCCGTCCTCGAACCGGACCCAGCTTTCTGGGACCAGTCAGTGGTCGGACTTCACCAGCGGCGTCAGCGATCCCATCTCCGATGTGATTACCGGCGCGGAGGCCGTTCGTTCTTCGATCGGTCGCTACCCGAATACGATGGTGATGGGGGCCGCACCTTGGGCCAAGCTGATCCAGCACCCTGACGTCATCGAGATTCTCAAGTACACGAGCCCGAGCCTCGGCGCGGAAGCCTCGGTAGCCACCCTGTTCCAACAGGTCGGTATCCAGAGCATCCACGTTGGGGCCGCGATCAAGAACACGGCGGACGATGGAGCTACCGAGTCCATGTCTGACGTTTGGGGCGAGGATGCCATCCTGGCCTACGTCGCACCGTCTCCGGGAATCGGTCAGCCCTCCTACGGCTATCGGTTCACGAGTGTCCCGCTGGCGATCGAGCGCACTGCCCTTCCGGGGAAGCGTGCCACGTTGCTGAATGCGGTCTCGAACTGGGACTTTGAGTTCGTTTGCCAAGACGGATCGACCCCGGGCGATTCCATCGGCGGATATTTGATCGAAGACGCAGTCTAAGATCACAATAAGAGAGGAGGATCGGTCCATGACAATCCAGGTCAAACACAGTGCTTCCCCTAGCACGGGCCGGTCCTCCGATCTTTTGGGAGATTGCTGATATGGGAATCGCCAATAAGACGATGATGTTTGATGCGACGAGTGGAACGTCTGCGGCGAATGTTGTCGCGGCGGCGGGATACGTCTCTGCCCTAACGGTGACCGGCGACGGCACGAACCTCGCCACGATCACGCTGGTGAATAACACGAGCGGAACCACGCCCGTCGTGTACACACTGATCGCGAAGGAGTCCGCAAGCGTGAGTTTCAATCCACCGATCCGACTTGATACCGGCGTCCGTGTCACCGTGAACGGCACCGGCTGTAATTACGCAATCGCCTACAAGGCCGAATAGGAGACCGTCATGGCCCGCCCGTCCCGCAAATACACGAATATCGCCCCGCAGCAAATGAAAGACACCGACAAAGATACGGAAGGCGTGGCGCTCTGTTCTTTTCGGAATATCACCGGCGACCGCTCGGGAACTGCCGCTCGCGAGATCCTCCCGGCCGGACGCAAGAAACTGATCCTGTTCGCTTGGGGCGTGATGAATACCGCCGGTGACACCGGCGAGACGATGCAGTTGAAGTCTGGTACGAGCACCGCGTCCCTCACCGCTGTCACCGATGCCGTCGATATCTCGGGCAAAGGAGACAAAGACCTTTATACGTTCGGCGAGATCGACGACGCCGCGAGTGGGCTAGCCGAGGGCACCGCGCTCTACGCGCAGAACGCTTCGAGTGGCGGATCACTCGTGGGCGTTATCTATACCTACGCACCGTGATCGGGAGGAGTAACCCATGGATGAAATGACCGTGGTATTCAAGACGCCTGTCAAGCACAACGGCATCGCCTACGGTGTCGGCGCGATCGTCGACCTCCCCGCGCTGGAGGCCGCCGGTCTTGCTGCCCGTGGGTCCGTTGATGTCGTTGTGCCGCCGAAACCGAAGGCCAAGGCGAAGAAGAAGAAAGCGAAGGTCAGCGATGAGTGACACGATGATAAAGGTGAAGGTCCTCGGCCGAGCGATGAAGGCGTGGAGCAAGTGGCACAGCATCGGCTCGATCGTGAAGCTGCCAATCGAAACGGCGCTCTCGCTGATCCGGATCAACGAGGCCGAAGAGGCCCCGGCAAAGGCGGCGAAGAAGGGCGAATAACGTGGCGAGCTACATCGGCGTCTCGGATCTGAACGCGGACCTGTCGGGCTTCCGCCCGGACCAGACGCTGACATCGTCGACCGAACCGACGCTCGTCCAGGCGGGTGTCGTCCGAGACCGGATCGAGGCCGAAGCTAACGCCGCCATGAAGCGGGCGGGATACTCGGTCCCGGTCTCGTCGTCGGATTCGCCTTACGCCTGGGGCACGATCTACCTCGCGCTAATTAGCGGAGTTGCTGCCTACGTATACCGGGCTCGTGGATATACGCCGGTGACCGGCGACATGTCGAACGATGTCGTCGCGCTCGAAGCGAAACACCAGGAGTTCCTCGAAGCGGTCGCGAACGTCCCCGGCTACCTGGTCGACGCGACCACGATCACCGGCGGACCCGAGGTGCCGGTGGCGCCGCCGATGCGGTCGATCTTCACCGACGACACCGACATCGTCGACGACGCAAAGGACGGACGCGCCTTTCAACGGTCGGATCGCTTCTAATGCCTGCGGCGATGCAGACGGTCCGCGGGTCGATCCCTGGCAGACAGGATGTCGCCTACGTCACCGAGACCAACGGCTACGCCTTTGGAATCGCGATTAATCGATGGTCGACCCACATGCGCGACCTATCGAAACTGTTCAACGGAGAAATCCGCGACAACATTGAGAACGCAATGAAGAAGGCGTTCCAAAAAGGGGGCAATCAGGCAACCGGCGGCAAGTGGACCCAGCTGTCTGAAAAGTATGCGATGTGGAAGACGGTGAAATACGACGGACCAAAGGGCAAGTATTACGCGCAGATTCTTTCGTTGTCCGGTCGGATGCAACGGTCCTTGACCGATGGCGGCGATGGATCTATTTGGCAAGGACGCCCGCACGGCTTCACCTATGGCACCAGCGTCACAAGCTCGAAGGGGTTTGGATATCCGACAGCCCATGTGACCGGAACCAAACACATGCCTCGTCGCAACTTTCTCGGATGGAATCCCCGAGGCCAGGAGGGTCGAGTTTGGCGAGCCGCGATCGCCGTTCCGATTGCGCGTGAGTTAGGTATCCGCGCACGTCGGGATATGGGGGAGTTCGTTGCCGTCGATATGGCAGGATTGGCGAGGGCAGCAATCAAAGACGGAACGATCCAGGGACGAGGGCCGCGCTGATGGCGGACTCTCAAGCATACAACGTCGTCGAGGCGCTCCGGTCTACGCTTGCGGGTCAGTTCGCGACGGAGAAGACGCGGCTGGATGTGTCACTCGCTGCGACGCCCGCGTCCTCGGAGTTCCGATTGATCCAGTCCGACTACGACCGCGCTCGACACCAGAAGTTCCCGGCGGTATTCGTCCTTCCATTCGCCCAGGGCGCGACCGCCCCGATCGAATACTTCACGACCCAGGGACGAGCGGCGTGGATGGTGCCGGTCCTGGTCACCGCCGTCGGGCGGGAGGTCAAGGGCCTCGAACTGACAGGAATCAAGACCGCCCTCGAATACGCACAGATTCTCGACGCCTGTCTTGTCAACAATATCCGCCTCGGTCGTTCTGATACCATCGTTCAAACGCCCGAGTCGGTTCAAGTGCTACACTTTCCTGAAGCACCAGGCGGCGCCCTTTGGGGTTGCGAGATTCGCCTAACGCTTCGCATCGATGTCGAATACAGCTAGGAGTCCGTAAATGCCTTCCGGAAAGATGAATCAACTCGCGATCAACCTCGCGTCGACGTGGGGCACGCCCGTCTCGGTGAACTTCGCCGACGGGAATCTCTTCTACAACTCCTTCGGCCTCGGCGGCCACGAGCGCGAAAGAGGTCCAGCCAGCGAGGCGACCGGCGTGACGATTTCCGGATCCCCGAACAAGGGCGGCGTCGGAGCGGCGACCGGTGATCTGACTCTCCCGCTTCATTACGACAACATGCCTCGGCTTCTGAACTACTTCGGGACGGACGTCAAGACGGGCGGGTCGGCGCCTTATACGCACACGATCACGGCCGCGACGACGGCACGAACTCCGCTCCTTACGATGATCGAGAGCATCCCGAACGCGGACGGCGCAGGCACGGCCGCGTATCGAACGGTCGACACCGTCGCGGGGACTGGATTCTCGATCTCCGGCGAGGTCGGCAATCAACTCACGGCGACGTTCAGCCTGCTCGGGCAGAAGATGGAGAGGTCCGCCTCGGAGACCTTGAACGCCACGATGCCGAAGCCGACCGGGTTCCTGCCGATGGAAGCCGCCGACACCGATTTCTTCGCGGTCGCGGATCAGGGGTCTGGGACTGCTCCGGCCAACTTCTCGATCTCCGGCTTCACGTTTTCTTACGAGATCCCGCGCTCGGGCGACATGGTATCCACTGGCCAGGAATACGTCGGGCTTCCCGACGAGACCGGGGCGCACAACTGCACGCTAGAGATCTCGATTCCAAATTGGGTCGCCGCCGCCGACCTGGTGAACTTCACGAGCGATACACCGCAGTCGGCGAACTTCACGTTCCCCGGTGCCGAGGTCAGCGATACCGCTTGCTCTTGGAAGCTCATCATTCCGAATATGCGGGTTCGGTCCTTCACCGCCGCGACCGACGGACCCGACCGGATGAATCACACGATCAGCTACGACTGCTTCGCCTACGATGCCGGGACTTCGGTCCACTCGACCGTCGCGACGACGAACAACGCGGCGTGGCAGATGGTCATTCTGAATAACAACGCGATCGCATACGGGACGATTCTCAGCTAGGGGAAACGATGAGCTTCACGATCAAATCGAAGACGGACCGCCGCGCCACGTTCGACGTTCCACGAACAGCAAACGGCAAGGATGGCGACTCCTATAGCGTCCTGGATGCCGACGACGTTCGTCTCGTCCTGGAATCGATGAACTCCGCCGACGTCATGCGGATCTGGAACGAAGCACGGGCTGAAATGACTCGAACCGAACTCGTCACCGAGGAGATTCTCGAAGACATCACCGCAGCGAACCGCGGCAAGCCTCGCGAGGTCGTCTCCCGTCGCCAGGTGCCGACCGAGATCGTCGACGAGAATCAACTCCACCTCCGCGTCGGCTTGCGTCTCTTCCAGGCGGCAGTCGTCGACTGGGAAGGCATTATCGGACCCGATGACAAGCCGTTCGAGTGTTCGGCAGAGAACAAGGCCGTCCTCGTTGAAATCGCGCCGGGACTCGCTCGATGGGTTGCGGAACTTGTCGTCGACCTTGCCCGATTCGAGGAGGAACGCGACCAGAAGGAGATCGAATCGGATGCCCGATTTCGCAACGGCAGCAGTCGAACACGCTCTGAGATTCCCGAAGTGGCCGATGGGCTGTCAGCCCTGCGTGGAAACGAAGCCGGAGTCCTCTAGACCGTGTCATTCGTTCCTGGGCGGTCCGCCGTGCGGGTGGCTCGGCGTGCCTCCTATTGTCTATCGATCGATCGGAATCTATTCGACCTGGGGCGCGTTCGCGGCTGATTTCGGTGGATGGGATTCCGTCCTTGCCAGCGAAGAGCCCGACGAAAACACGCGCACTCGTCTCCGGCGCCTGATCGCAACGATCCACCGCGTCGCCCGCGAGAATAGAGAGAAGGTGTCCGCATGAGCAGCGAACTCAAGCTGACCCTGGACATGGTCGACAACGCGACGCCGAAATTCAAAAAGGGCCAGAAGGAACAGCAAAAGGCAGTCGAGAAAACCGGGAAAGCTGGCAAGGACGCCGGAAAAAAGATCAGCGACGGGCAAAAGAAAGCAACCGACGCGACGAAAAAGGCGAACCAAGCATTTGCCAAGCTAGACGACGTCGTCAAGGGAATCGGAATCGCAGCGGTCGCAGCGTTCGGCGTGCAGATGGTCCGAAGCATGAAGGACGCCATCGGACAGACGCTGGAACTTCAGGACCAACTCGCCAAGCTCTCCAAGCGGGTCGGCGTCAATGTTGAAGCGATCCAGGCGTATCAATTCGCGGCGACCAAGGCGGGAACATCCGTCGAGGCGGTGACCAACGCGATCCGAACGCTAAACAAGATGCAAGCCGACGCGATAGACGGATCGACGTCGGCGATGCTTGCATTTGAAAAGCTCGAAATCACGCTAGAAGATTTGCAAACCCTCGGACCCGAGGAAATGTTCCAGCGCGTATCGGACGAACTACTGGGCATCGCATCACACGCCGAGCGAAGCCAGATCGCGATGATTCTGCTATCGGAAGCCGGTGCGGAACTTCTTCCGATGCTCGACACGATCGCATCGGCGGCCGAGCAGGCGGAACACTTTGGAATCGCAAACGCCGAAGCGGCGGAGCAGGCCGAACGCTTGGCAGATTCGAGTGCCGATTTGTCGGCGGCGTGGGAGGGACTGAAACTCCAGTCTATTTCCGATGGATTTTTCGATATAGCCGCAGGGGAAAGGGCCGTTGCAGAAGGAATGGTCCTACTCCGCAAAGGGGGCGGCTTCAAGGGCATCCTTCAAGATCTTGGTTTGTTCGGCGGAGGAGGACTGTCTGGCCTTATAGGTGCCGTTGTAACGACCGGAGTTAGAGGAGCAAGAGCGCCTGCGCCTGCGCCGCCACGGCCATCTACGGACATCGGGCCTTCGGGCTTAGAGGACATGGGCCTGGTTCCAGAAGACGCCGCATGGAGCGTCCCACGCCCGACACGTCGACTCGGGGCGACAGGACTCCAAATGGAGGAGCTATTCGAGCCCGAAGAAGATCCGTTTACCGATGCGGAGCTTGGTCTCGAGGACGTCGACGAAATGATCAACGTGGCGATCACCGACATGGAGCGTCTCGGCGAAGTGGCTCAATCGGCGCTCGTCACTGGCATCGATAGCGGAGCGGCCGCGCTTGGGGACTGGGTCGCCGGACTCAGCACGGCGGAGGATTTGCTCGCCAGTCTTGAGGGCATCTGGCGCAACATTATTTCCGAAATTGCTGCGGCGATCATCAAGCAACAGATATACAACGCTCTCGTCGCTATGACCGGCGGCGCCGCTGGTCCGCTTGGGTTCCTGCTTAGAAGTCAAGGCGGGATGGTCCCAGGTTACGCGCAGGGCGGCGTCGTCTACGCGGCGAACGGATTTTCCAGCGGCCCCAAAGGGACCGACACAATTCCAGCTTTTCTAACTCCGGGCGAGGGCGTCCTCACCAGGTCCGCCGTCGCGGGCATCGGTGGAGCGGGAGCAGTCAACGCACTAAACGCGACGAACGGCCGAAGCATGGGCGGCGTATCGATCAACATCGGCGGCGGGACGTTCGTTGGACCCGGCGGCGCCCGAGAGTTCGCGGCGAATCTCCACGCCGAACTTCTCGACCTTATCCGAACGAACGACTACGAAGGGCTCGCGGTCTAATGGCAATCATCACCTCCGTCGCATACCCGATTGTCGAGTGGATTCCGGTCGGCGGGAAAGACGTCTCTGTCAACCACCGACGAGCGGAGGACGTCACTCACGCAGGCGTCGCCGGAGTCAACCCGGAAACGGACGGCAAGTTCTGGAGGAGCCTCGGCGGCGACAATGAACTCCACGCGGACTACCCGCAGCGAGTTACGTGGCCGCACGAGGGAGCGGGTTCCTCGAAGTCGCGTCCCATCAACGAGCGGGTTTTCGACGCTTCGCTTTCTCTCAAGCTCAACTCAGGACGGGATGTTGCCAACCACGGCTACGCCGCCATCGACTATGTGAACGGAAAAGGAAACAAGCATCGACCCGCACAAGACGAGAAGGAGACGTGGTATTTCCACGGCTTTTGGCGGAAGGGCGGAAGCGCCCAGACGAACATCGATAGCGTCAAGGCGAATCTCAAAGTCTTATCCGAGACCGGCGGATCGACGGTCAGCACGACCTACACGACGACCGTCACGAATCTAACAGCAACGTGGGCCGAGTTTCTGGTGTTGGCGGACGTCGAGGCATACTTGAGCAACTCCGACTGGCGGGTATCGTGCCAGATCGGAATGAAGGATTCGGTCGCCGGATTCGAGGACTCGCTGATCGTGTCGGGCATGTCCGCCGGGCGTGCGCTCAACTTCTCGAAGTATGTCAACTTTTCAAACGTCCTCTCCAGGCGAGCTACCTCGGTAACATCGATGGGAGGCGTGACGCAGACCGATTTCTGGAATGATATCGGCGCCTTGTCGATCTCCTCGAACGATGAAGACTATGACTTTTACCGGAACGGTCGCGCCTTCTGGCTCGATGCCGTTCAGGGTGCGAGGTGGGGATTCGCTCGTGACCGAACCGATCGCTCGAAGGACTGGTTCCCGTCGCTCGTTCTGGAGCAGGACGCGAACTTCCTGATCCGGCCGGCCGGCGCCGAGCGTTATCAATTCTCGTTCTCGGGTCGCGAACAGCGGATCGGTGGAATCGTCCAGCCGATGGGGAGAGCCCTCTGATGCCAGGACCGTCGTCCGCGTTCGTCGAGAGGAATGCCGCGCTCGATCGGCGGCCTCGGATCGTCGTTGGGTTTCGGGCGCCGGGGGATGCGGACTGGAAGGTCAAATACGCGACTGGTGGCGTCGGCGCTCGGCCGTTCGTGACGTCCGCCTCTGCGATTTCGTCTACGTTCAACCTTTCGACGCTTTCGTCCAAGGTCGGCGACATGACGGTCGGCCTGCTTCCGATGGATATCGACGGCGGCGCGATCACGCAACCGGAACTATTCGCGCAGGGTCCCGACGCATGGCGAGAACTTGGCGTTCTGCTCGGCTTCGACAACATGGCCGAAGCGGACTATCTCGAAGTCTTCTCCGGCTACGTCGTCGGATGGCCCGCGATGAACGCGACCGAGTTCTCGGTTCGGGCGACCGATGGGATGGACCTGGTCCGGCGCCTCGATCGATCGATCAGTCCGTCCGAAACGATGTGGGGGAGTCCTCTTTCGACCAATGATATATCGATCGCGTTCGGTGGAGTTCTTGCGGTGCTGAATTTTGCACTCTCGACGGCGGCGGGGATCGACCCGCGAGAGGGGTCCGTGATCGACGAGGGCGACATCGGTGCCTGGTTCGGATATCTCGCGGGACTTCCTCCCGTCGATACGCGGCTACTCGGCTCGACGCTAATCAAGCGCGGACTTCCCGAAGCATCCGACCCGAAGCGATTCCTGGAGGCGCTCACGCCTGCTTTCGGCTTTTTCCTTTCACGATATCCGGGCGGGGCCTACCGACTGCCCGAGATCCAGCCGCGGGACAAGGATCCAGACGAGGGTCCATTCTTCGGCGCGGTGACAATCGGGGACGATGATATCGTCTCGGTATCGACGAAATGGGCCGCCGATGACCGCGTCCGATCGGTGACGATGAATTACGGACTTCTGTGCTGGGATTCGTTCGACGACATCGCAACGACCGACGCAGTAGTCCAGGACTTGAAAAATTACGAGAACAACGATCTCGGGAAATACCTCCTAGCGCACCAGGTCCAGGTCGTCCCCTACGCTGGCGATCTCCGGCAGGGTCGACGGATGGATGGTCGAGACGTGAAGGTCGACGCCGCCGGGGTATTCATGGCTCAGGGCGATCTCGAGGCGCTAAAAATCTGGGAAGACAGCGGCCGCGACCGGGATCCGGACGGCGAAGAGGTCGATCCGCCCGCCGACTGGGACGACACTGTTCATTCGCTTCGGCCCGGACCAAAGCTCGACACGCTCAATTTTCCGGTGCGCTACGCCGGGTTTCGTCGATCATGGGAATCGACCGACTGGACGATCCCGCTGGATCATGCGGCGCGACTCCCGTCTGATCACGTTCATACGCTCCACCAGGCCGCCGCTCGGATCCTCCGTGCCGGATTCCTTCCGTCGATCACGCTCGACCTCGTCATCCAGGCCCGCAAAGGCGCGACGATCTCCGTGGGGGATACCGTCCGAATCGGTTCGAGCCACATTCCAAATGTCGCCATGAGGCAAATCGGAATGACATCGATAGAAGAAAGCGCATCCGGCCAGGTCCTCTCGACGAAGCCGGACCCGATGGCCGGAACCGTCGCCGTTTCGCTGCGTCTCGGAATGCGGAATCCGTCGACGGGCTCGGCTCCGCTCTGGGTCTATGCCAACGAGATCGCGCACTCGTCCGGGTCATGGGATCAACCGTCGCCGCTGGGATGGAACCAAGGCGACCCGCGACCGAATTGGATCGGACCGAATGATCGCCAATATGCGACTGGCCGAGCAATCGGGACGGGAGCCGAACACGAAGGCGGATGGGCCGACGTAGGGAATCAACGGGAGGCGGTCTATTGGCTTTATTTAGTCGACCAGGCGCATATCGGTCCGGTGACTGTTTATTACAATGTGCCTCGCGCAATCGCTTGCGAATCGTATGAGATGGGGACTCAGTCCGCCTTCCACTACGTCCGGCTTCGATGCTCGTGGACGATGATAAACAAGAGCATCACGACCGGGCACTGGATCGCCACGGTCAGACTTTCTCTTCTCTCTGGTCCGACGTTGACGATCGGCGGAATCCAGGAACCGCTCGCCGTCGAATGGTCGGAGATCGTCGAGATCCCGTTCCGTCTTGACGGGCAGATCGACAAGGTGGGCGAGTTTACGCATTCGATATGCTGCCCAGGCCAGAAGCGCGGCCCGGACATCCGGCACCCGGACCCGATCGAAGAGGGCGGCACGATCAAAGGCTGGGACGCGAGTTACGGAGCGACGAAGGGCGACGTCGACCAGGAGTATTTCTATCGTCAAGAGGACACGGGCGAGTTGGATTGGGTCTCGCGTGGCGTTCAGGTCGGAGACGATATTCTCGTCAGCTGGCTCTACTGGAGTGACTTTTTCGAGGACTACTGGCCGTTTTCGCTCTCGGGCACAGTGACGGAGACGAACGTCAACGACGACCCATTCACGTTACGGTTAGAGTCCTCGCATCGGTGGAGTTGGTTCGACCGACATGCGCCGACGGGCGAGACGGGCCACTTTGGTTATGACAAACCGTCACGCTGGTCCATCACACTCAGCGCGGGGAATGCTCAAGTATCCGACACCGCTGGAACGGACCGGCCTTTCCTCGATTATGGGAAGTGGGGCGGCCACGACGGCGACCTCGAAGGTATCCAAGCGGTCAAGCTTTCGCTTGTCAAAATCGAGAAGATTGACGAGGCGGGGAAGAGGGTCGACGACGGGAGTTCGTGGACGATGGGAGAGGGCGATTTCGAGAGTCACGTCAAGATCGAGGAGGTCGAGTTCCGCCGCCTTCGCTTCGGAGTGCCGATTGAAGAAGACGACTCGGGACCCGGACCGGTCATCATCGAAGCCGCGGCGCCGGAGGTCGCGCAATGAGCACCGTCTCCGCTTCGATCGTCGTCGGGCTCATCGTCTCCGCTGGTCGCGGGATCAACGAGGTTACGATGCCGCCGCCGGAGGACTTCGCGCCGCTTCAGGTGGACGTCCGTCTCTTCACCTGGGACGATCCGAAGCCGATCGACTGCGAGGAGATCATCGACGAGGCGCTGCGAATGCGCGAGGCCGGGGTCGAGCGGATCGCGCTGATCGGGTCATCGAAGGGCGTCCCGGTCGCGCAGCTTGCGGTAGCGGCCTGCCCTGATCTCTTCAACGGTGGTTACCTCGCGGTCTCCGGTGCGGGAGGTCCGCACTGGGGACTGGAAGCGTTTCCCGATTCCGTCCGGACTCCGGTGCTTCAGATGCGCGGCGGACGGGAGCGCGGGCGCTTTGCGGGCCTGATGAGTATCATCGACCGTCGGATATCATCGGCAGGAGGCGCGGCCAAGCTGAGGGTCTACGCCGGAGAGAAGCATGGATTCATCAACAGAAGCCGGGCGGCACAAACGCACCTCGTCACGTTCTTCGAGTGGGCGCTCTTCGGAGCAGAAGTGCCGGGATGGTGGGGAGAGGGATATGGACGCGAAGATCGACCACGAGCGGCGGCTCTCGAAGCTGGAGGCGACGGTGATCCAGATTGAGAAACAGTTCGACGAAATGCGTCAAGACGTTCGGTCATTGGCGGGAGAGGTCCGCGAGATGCGACTGACGCTCCAAGAGGTCCGACACGGTGCCCCGTGGTGGTCGATCCCGATCACCGCCATCGCATCGGTCATCCTCGGCGGGAACGGGGTCGAGATCCTCGCCCGGATGCTCGGGCCATGACCGGCACCGGACTCGCGTCGAGCGTCCCGTTGGTCATCACTGTCGTCGCGGTCCTCCGGGCGGTGGGCCTCCCGTCGTCGAGAGCGCCGCTGGCAGCCCTTCTAACGGCACTTCTGCTCTCGGTCGCCTTAGACGTCAGGTCCGGCGGTCCGACGTCTCTGAGTCTCTTACACGACGTTCTGCAAGCGTTCATCATCACGGCGGCGGCGATCGGCGTCCACGAGCGCGGGCGGGTCGCGCTGGAGCGGGAACGATGACAATCGAGGAAGGGCGCACTTTGCGATATTTCAGACGGCACGAGTTCGCGTGCCCGTGCTGCGGGTCGGTCCAGTTCGACTTCCGGATGGCTCGACTCCTCGACGCCGCCCGAGAGATCGCGTGCGTTCCGTTCATCATCAACTCGGCCTACCGTTGCCCGGCCAGGAATGAAGCGGTCGGCGGGAGCCCGTCGTCGAGTCACCTCCGTGGACTGGCCGTTGATCTCAAGGCGCCCGACGGGTCGACCGCCTGGACGATCGCGTCGTCTCTTGTTCGTGTAGGATTCGAGCGCATCGGTGTCTACGCTTCCCACATTCACGCGGACCTCGACCCGGACAAGCCGGGGCGCGTCCTTTTTTACGGAACCTCGAAATGAAACGATACCTCCAGAACCAATTGAACCCGTCCGCGTTCATCCAGAATCGCGGGATACTCGGACAGCAAGCACCGAGCGCGACGACCTACACGACGCTCTACGAAGTCGCCGAGGGAACGTCTGCCGAGTTCTACGTTGTGGTCGCTAATCGCGGCGGGTCGGCGTCGACGTTCCGTCTGTCGCTCGACACCGACGGAAGTGGCGCATCGCCCGCGACGAAGGAGTTCGTCGCCTACGACGTCTCGCTCGCTAACGCAGACACTTGGGAATCACCGGTCTTCTACCTCGGGGAAGAAGCCCGCATCCGCGTCTATGCCTCCTCGGGTGATCTGTCTTTCAACGCCGTGGGCGTCGAGTTCGTCGGATGATCCGGCGGCGGCAGCACCAGCACGGGGTCCATGGGCACTGGCGATCGAATCAGCGGATGGGCTCGGCACAGAATCCTATTTCGGTCACTGCGACACCGGCCTACAGCAACGCGAAGTCAATTCTGTTTGACGGGTCAGACGAGTATCTGACGGCGACTGTCGTGGCAGACTCCCCGATCAAGAGCATCTCAACAGCGGCAACGATCGCCGCTTGGTTCAAATCGTCTGCGAGCGGGAACGAGGTGATTCTTGCGTTTGGGAAAAGCACCGCACGAAGCATGTTCATCGGACACCGCACAGGCGTGGCGTGGTTCGACATCACGTCCAGTACCGGGCGGCTGATCTCGACGAACGGCAGCGGCTACAACGACGGCAACTGGCACCACTTCGCAGCCACATGGAACGGGTCGACGATGACCACCTATATCGACGGCAGTTCCGTCGGTACCGGGTCAAGGGATGGCGAACTGAACGATGGAGCCAACGTCTTCGACTTGATTCGGGTCGGTCGGGCGCACGCCCATTACGGCGATTATTTCACCGGCAACATCGACGAAGCCGCGATCTGGAATGTCGCCCTTTCGGCGGCGGACATTACAGCCATTCGCAACTCAGGCGAGCCCAATGATCTCCTGAATGCGGCAAGCTACGACACTGACAGAACTGGGAACCTTGCCGGGTGGTGGCGATGTGGAGACGGGGACAGTGATTCAAACACCACGATCTACGACCTCTCTGGTATCGATAATGCGACGAACCTGACCGGCACGAATCTGGAGTCCGGTGACTTGGAAGAGGATGTTCCCTCATGAGTCATCACCACACGCAAATCTACATGGTGGTTGCCAACGCAGATGTCACCGACGAGATGGTTGCCGCTTCCCAGGAAACTTCGAGGGATACCCTGCGGCATTCCGTCCAAAGCGTGGATCGCGTGATCCTGAAATACGATCCGATACTCGGACATCCGGCGGTTTTCGATGGGATCACCAAGTATTCGCACCCCGATATTATTGCTATCCTCGCCGAGTCTGATTGGACGGAGGTCGAATGATGTCAAAGCCAAGACGCGGGACGATCGTTCTGGTTCAGAACGTCGAACGGAAACGATTGGAGCGGGCGGAATATCTGGCGGTGCGCCTCCAGGTGGGGAACGTCGGAACGTCGGAAGAAATCGCAAAGGTCGGGATCGAAGTGGCGGATTCCGAGGAACTCGTCCTCTTGTTCACGCCTCGAGAACTCAAGCGGGCGCGGGCTCGCGCTCAGAAACACACGAACCGCGAGGAGGTCGCCGAAGTCACCGGAGGCCTGGCCGACTGGTTCGATTGACGAAAGGTTCATCATGCCTGACTGGAAGATCGCCCTCACCCTCGGCCTACTGGCCGCCGCCCTCGGGACCTCCGGGTGCGCTTCGATTCAACCCGAGACCGTAGGCGCTCTCGCCTACCAGGTCGGCTACGCAACCGGGCAGGAACTCGGAGCCATTTCCACCGAGGCGGTCGAGTCCGTGTCGGACAGTCTGGTTTCTGTCATGGCCGAAGCCGTCGAGACCGAGTTCCAGCGTGGACTCTCCGACGGACTGCAATAAAAAGCCCGACCCGTCCGAAGACGAGCCGGGCCGAGCCACCCAGAAGATGATGAAGTAACCGGCGGAAACTGGGCGGCTCAGTTGGAGAAGGGACCGCCGGTCACGAATACTATAGCTATTGGGTCCCGATCTGCGCGTCCTCGATCGCTGCGATGATCTCGATCGATGTCCGAGCGATTCCCGATACGTCGATCATGTCGATCCGCTGGACCAGACCGGCGGCGACGATCGAAGCGCAATGGACCCGATGTCGATCCCAGTCCATCGAGTCCGCTTCGACGGCAGTAGTCTCATCCGGTTCCGTGGACCCGTTCAAGAGCAACGCCCGCAGCGATTCGGACCGAGGGTCCGCAGACTTCACCGGCGCCGGGGTCACGATCTCCAACTGAGCGCTCGCCGGAGTCCGGAAGTAGACGCATTGGCGATCCGGGTCCTTCCTTCGGTTCTTCAAAATCGACGCGACGACGTGCCCGCTCCAGACTTTCGACCGCGCCGGACGACACTCGAAGAAGTTCAACTGTTGCGAGATTTGGGTGGTGTTGAATCCTCGACGAGATTCTTCCTCGATCCACGGACCGATCTCGCCGAGGACCTGGGGCGGCTCCGTCATGTTCAGATGATGCGCGGACGAGTGTCCGTGCGGACTGACTTTTCCGGGCCAATAGGCGCCGGACCGGGGAAGCGACGCGACCAGGTAATCTTTCCAGACGAGCCCTCTCGCCGTCGTCAATCCCAGTTCGTTGAAGCGGTCGGCGATCTCCGCGTTGGAGTGCCCGGATTCGTAGAGGCGCTGGGCCTCCGGTCCGATCTCGATGCGTTTCATCATTCAATCCCTTCCGGTAGTGCGATCCGCTCCGGTGCGACCCGGTCGAATCGCGTGCTTGTTTTCGACTCAATCCCGCCCGCGCCGTGGATCCGGTGGAGGGTTCCCTCGGTCAGCGACTTGAGCGTGATTTCTTCGCCGTCGGCTTTGCGGCGTTTCCATTCGTCTCGAAGGGCGTCGGTTATCGCAGTCTTCGATGTCGACATCGAGCAAGCGGAGACCGCGACCTCGGGTCCGAAGTCCGCCGCCAGGACGTCATGCGCGACCGCGCCGTCGACCTTCTCGCGGGTCGTCTCGACCGGTCCGTAGACCTTCCCGTCGCCGCACGGAATCGGGTGCTCCCGAGCGAAGGCGTGTAGAGCGCGTCCAGCGGCGTCTAGAACGGACTTCATTCGCAGATAGACGTCTAAGGCGTCCGTGCAATTCTCTTCCGTTAGACGCGATCCTACGGCGGTTGCGCCATTTTCCTGTGCCATAACGCGCAGCAGTCTAGTCTTCGCCGGACAGGAGGCCATCGCCGGACAGAATCGGCAGTGATCTCCCTCGCGGACTTCGATCTCGTTCCAGTCCAGGGTGCGGTCAAGTCGCCGTCGGGTCCGAACTTCGTCGATCGTCGCGCAGGTCTCGCGGACCGTCTTCCGGATCGCGGCCAGGTCGAAGGCGTCGAGCGTCGCACGGTCGCGGAATATCTCGCCCGCCTGTCCGATCTGGATGATCTCGACGATCGCCTCGTCGGTCGAGTAGGCGTCCGCCGCCATCGCGGCGAGGATGCGAAGCTGCCAATGATCGCCCGCCGGGACCTGCCGAGCGCGGCCGGTTTTGTAGTCGGCCACGTAGACGGCCTCGCCGATCATGCCGACGACGTCCGCCGTGCCCACGATCGAGTCTGGACCGGCGGCCGAGTAGTCGCGATTCAGCCCACGCCCGATCTCGCGGGCGCGGCCGTCCGGCAGCATCGCGAACGTGACCTCGGCGGCGATCGAATCGAGTCCGAGGTCTCCGATCTGGATCTGTTCCACGGTCCCACGATGCTCCGGCGCCGTTGCGGCGATCGCCTCCTCGACCGGCGTCCCGTTTGCGACGTCTTCGAGAAAGGCGTGGATCGCCGTGCCCCGAGCCGCCGCCGCAGATGCGACGTCCGGGTTCGACTGGGGCAGCACGACCGACGTCGGGCAGGCGACGATCCGCGGCCACGCGCTCGCGCTTCCGTATTTCATAGCGGGAGATCCTCCTGCTGGACGTTATGATCCGCCGGTTCGCGACGGTTATGATCCACCGGTCGGAGACGATTTCGGGCGTCGATGAAGTGGATCTTCAACTGGTCCCGCGTATCCGCGTCCATCTCGGCGATCTCCGCGCCCATGCGGTCCAGGTCGTCGGGATCCGTGCAGCGGGCGAGTTCGTCGACGAAGGTCTGGACCGATGGAGCCTCCTCCGATTCGGAGAACTCCGCGTCCTCGGCCTCGGCGATCTGCGCGATCGGCGCAGGTGAAGCGGGCGGCGGCGCCGTCGGCGCGATGTCGTTTTCGAGTTCGTCCTGAGTCACGACGCCGAGAAGCACGTCCGGATACTCGGCCTTTCCGAGACCTTTCGCGGCGCGGGCTCGGAGCATCTCGGCCGGGTATTTCTTCCAGTTCTGTTTGCCGAGGAGTCCGGCCCTTTGCGCGTCCTCGATCGTCCACGTCAGCGTCGTCGGTTCCGGCGAGCCCTCTCGAATCGTCTCATACGTCGCCCGCTCCTCCGTCGATTCGACGAGGCGGAAATACACGCAGGATGGATGCCGGTGCACGAGTGCGATGATCATCTCAGCCGAGAGTCCGGCCTTGCCGTCGATGACGTGGATTCCGGCGAGTCCCTGCGCGGCACCGATCCCGAGTTCGTTCGACCACAAAAGGATCAGAAGAATGTCGTCCGGCTTGCCGCGAAGCGCGGACGGCACCAGGCCGGACCGGCCGAGCGCCTGCGCCATCCGATAGGCGTCATCGACGCTTCCGATCTGGAGGCCGAGCGGATCGCGCCTCGGCGTGGTCATATCAGTTGGAGACTGTGGAGGATTCATCATCATCCTTTCCGACCCGCGTACGGATCTCATTGATCGCTTCAGTCCAGCCCATTGGGCGAACATCGTGTTCACGTTCCATCGCTTCATTTTCGGCGTCGAGCATTGCCTTCTCGAAGTCGATCAGAATCGCATTGCTGGACCCGAGCAGATCGGACCCTTCCTGATATTTGGTGAACATCATGCCGAGCATCAAATTCATCGTCTGATCAGATTCATCCATGACTGTCGTCAGGCGAGTTTTCATCTCATCAGTCAAGACATCGAAAACATTGCGAGACATCGCAAGGCGTTTGAGTTGGTGGTCCTTCATCAGATGGTCCCTTCTATTGATTCGCTTTGTCCGTCATCGACCGACGGACGGTCCTCAACCATAGACGCGGAGATCGTCGAAGTCGATGTCTCTATATCGACGGTCTTCGGTTCCCCGTGGAACATCCGAGGCAAGTGGTCGGCGCAAGTGCGGACCTCCACCGTCCCGGTCGGGTGAATTGCTCGGACTCGATACGTCGCGAAACGGATCCGTCCGGCGGCGCGGCAGGCGGGGCAGAGTTTCATCATCTTCTCTCCTTCCAGGTTGAGACGGGACGGCGGTGCCGGAGTGTCCGGCGTAGCATCCACACGTATGTCCGCCGTCCCGCCCATATTTATGCGTCCTCCCGGTCGGCGCTTTCGGCCATTTCGACGGCGATCTCCCCGGCCCTCTCCTCTTCCGCGTGGGTGAGGTCGAAAGGCGCGTAGAAGTCGCCGTCGTCGTTTGAGACGAAGACGAAGGCCGTGGTCTTCTCGACGCTGAACCAACTCGTCCCGACGTGGCAAGGACTCGGGTCCTCGCACCACATGTCGACGCCGACCTCGACTTCGATCGTCTCGTCCTCTTGGCACTCGCGGCAGAATCGGGTGACGTCCAGGGTGAAGTGATGGTCCAGGCGTTCGTGCGGCTTCTCCGTCCACGGGATCAGGTCGCCAGCGAGCGGCGGATGATCCTCGAAGCACGGCGGCGGGTCCGTTTCACCAAGCGCCTGCGCCAGACCG